TCGCAGCGTTGATGGCACCAGCACCATACTGAGCCGCACCAGTACCTTGTGCTGCTGTTTGGAGGTTAGCCTGCTGCTGTCGTGCCAGGTCTTGCTGCATCAGGTTGGCGCTGGTGTCAAACCCTTGCTGGCGTAGCTGTGCTGACATCTGAGCCGCCTTGTCAGCGTATGCCTTGTTGGTGGCAGCTTCAGCCACACCTTGGCGAGTACCGCCGTAGGCTTTTGCCCTAGTTGCAGCTTCACCCATCTGCTGTACAGCCGCCTGCCGTGCGCCCTCAATGTCAGCCAGGTTGTTGGTGATGACTTGGTTGGTATACGGGTTCATGTAGTTGCTGATGTTGCTCATCTGAGCTTGAGCAGCAGTAACAGCGGTGGGCGTGTAGCCAACAGCACCAATCTGGTTGGACAGACCAGCGTTGACGCCGCCTGTGTAGTAAGGGTTGAACTGCGCCGCTTGGTTGGCGTACTCGGCTGCAAGGTTGGTGGTTCCAAGACCTTGACCCGCCAAACCAGTGTTCACCATCTGCTGCTCACCAGCTCGGTAGATGGGGTTGAAGTCAGCAAACTCCCTGACAGGTAACGCCGAGGCTACGCCCTGCGCCTGCTGCAAGTTCTGCAGGTAGGCAGCTTTAATTGTGGGATCAATTTGTGTGGTGACTGTCTGGCTTCCGCCGCTTTTGCTCATGGTGTTACTCCAACAGAGATTTCAAACGCTTGGCGGGAATCTTGCCTGCGTTAATTTGTTCGAAAATGTTCGCGCCATACTTCTTGACTGCACTCTTGCGGATGACGTACTCGCCATTGTCCAGTGCTGCGTAGCCATCGTCTGGCCCAGGTGGGTTGTACTTTTGCGGTTTCATTTTGACCATGCCGCCCTTGGCATACTCTCCACCAAAACCCATTGTGTCGCCGCCGCCAGTTTCGCCAGCCATGCCACCATAATCTGAATAATTAGGTCCGGTAAGTCCACCCATACCCGCTGAAGACCCAAGACCGCCTTCGTAGGCACCTGGGTCAATATACCCTTCTGGAAAACCACCAGTATTAACACCAGCAATGTTCCCGCCCAAAATGTCAGCCATTGTCAAACTACCAAGTTGGTTTCCGACACTTGTTGCTAACCCTTGACCCAAGCCTGCTAACCCAAGATTGGATAGGGCTGCTGACAAAGCTGCTTGGTTGTTGATCCCCGCCATACCAGTGCCAGTTGACATATCAGCACTACCCGGTTGCTCTACTGTTGCCCCGCCGCCAAGTAACCCTGTCGTTGTCGTTGTCGCTGCCGGGTTGTACACGGCTGAATTGAAGCCACCAAGGTTGGTGTTGGCGGTTGTCAGTCCAGCCTGGGCTGCATACGCTGGTGACAAGGTTCGTTGAGGCGTCAGCGCCATCAGGGACTGGTACGGGTTAGCCGACTGAGATGCAGCGTTGATTTGCGCCAGAGTAGGCGCATTCTGCTGCATCGTCGATGGCGTGTAAATGTTGCGGAAAGGCGTACCCGTAATGGCTGTGTTGGTTACCCGCGCTGGTGCAAGCTGGGTGCCTGTCACTTGCCTTGGTGTTGTTGGCCTGGTGATGGGCTGGACAGTACCAGTGGTGGTTGTACCTGTCGTAGTGCCAGCAGTAGTGCCTGTACCTGTCGTAGTGCCAGCAGTAGTGCCTGTCGTAGTGCCAGCAGTAGTGCCTGTACCTGTCGTAGTGCCAGCGTTTCTGGCTGCATTGGCGTTGATTTCTTGCGTTGCCATCCCTCTGAATATGCCGAGTTCAGAGGCGTCAACTTCAGTGCCGAAACGGTCAGCAAAGTATTGAAGCCCCGATGCGTCAGGTTCACGCCCCAAGACTGATAGGTACATCTGCCGAATAGCATCATTCGTTGTTGGCACAGCAGCTCGTTCAGGTTGAGCCGCTACGCTGAAGGTTGACAGTTCAACAGGGTCAACGTCAGACCCAAACTGAGATGTCCAGTAAGCAATTTCAGAGGCAGATGGCGCTCGTCCTAAGACTCGTTGGTAGGCGTCTGCAATGGACATCCCAGTAGCAGCAGTTGTAGTGGTGGCTGCGGCTCTAGCTGCCTCTGCCTGTTGTGCTGCCGCTTGGAGTTGAGCTTGCGTTGGTGCTTGTGTCTCTACTGCTGCTTGTTGTGCTGCTAACGCTGCTGCTTGTTGTTGTGCTGCTGCTTGTTGTGCGGCATTCCTAGCTGCATTGGCAGCAACTTCTTCAGCCGCCATGCTCTGGAAAATACCCAACTCAGTGGGGTCAATGGACGTTCCAAAACGCTCCGCAAAGTATTGCAAGCCAGAGGCGTCAGGCGCTCTGCCCAGCACTTGCTGGTACATATCCCGCACGGCTGTATTGGTTGGCGCTGCCGCTGCGAGTTCAGGTTGAGCCGCCACACTGAAGGTTGACAGTTCAACAGGGTCCACGCTGTTACCAAACGTAGACTGCCAGTAGGCAACTTCATCGGCACTTGGTGTGCGGCCTAAGACTCGCTCGTAGGCGCTCTGGATTGACATATCAGCCATGCTATAACTCCTTGCTCATAATCCACCACTGTGGTGTGTAACCTGTCTTCGCCAGAAAAGTCTTCTGCCATCCCTTACGTCCAGCTAAAGTGACGCGAGTGCATCCAAGGCTCTTACCCCAAGCCTCGATCATTGGTGACATCAGTTCTAGTTCTTCCATCACGCCTGCTGCTAGAAAATAGTTTAGGCATTTTTGCTGTGGGTGGAGAACAATCTCCGTAACCACCACCGAATTCCGTCCAGGCCAGAATTGCATCTTGGCTTGCTGGACCAGCTCAACGACATCCTCAAATGTGTGAGTGTTCAACGAATATTTTAAGGCTTTTTCAATCTCTGGCCTCAATCTCTCAATATCTGTCATAGTGCCGTTGCCGATAACGCTCCTGCGTTACTCACCACCACACTGTATCTAGTCCCATTTGGTGAGGTCAATATCAATCTGCTGGAACTGATCTCAACGTCCGCATTGATCTTTCGGTTTTGCCGGTCAGCATTTTCCAGCAAAAGGTTGCGTTGAGCCTCTGCCACTGGCGTGTAGGTTTGCGGTGGGGTTGGAACCTTCATCAGCGTTTTCCGGCTGGCACTGCATCTAGGCGCATCACCCCCACCCGCCAATCACTCAGGGTATCGGCTGTCACCTTCATCTTTACCTGGCGTCCTGAGAACCTGGCGTCTGTCGGGTTGGCACTGGTGAATGGGCCAAAGCTAGTCTCTGTCCCTGTTGGGTAGAGGCGGCTGCTAAAGCTGATGCTGACATCACCTAGGTTGCTTTCGTCAGGTATCACCTTGCGAACTTGCATAATCTGCTCACCAGTGCCAATCTCCACTGGACCTGACTCAGCAAAGATAGTCTGTGAGTCATAGGCAAAGCCCACCTCATGCTCGTAGATAAAACCATCAGAGCTGACCATCAGCGGGTTGTTGAAGACGCCCTTGTCAACACCAGCCAACCTAGACAATGTGCCCAGGCTCCAGTGATTTTCGCGGTAGTTGTAGATGCAGTAGGAGTCATTTTCTGTGCTGGCTGAACTGGTGTAGAACCACCAGATTTCACCAAACTTGCTGTTGTGGACAGCGTACACCTTACTTGCCTGCTCAAAGTTCATATTGCTGAACACGAAATCACCAATGTCACTCGGCAGTGGCTTGACGTAGCCATCGTAAATCCAGAAGCCTGACCTGCTCATCCAGATTGCGGCAGTGTCGATTGCCGCTACAGCTTGGGGTCCAATCAAGCCGCAGCCAGAGCCAGCCTTCTCAAATGAGAAGACGAACGGCTGACCAATGTAGCTGCTGGTGTGGACATCAACGTCAGTAAATATCAAATTGACGCCTCGCACCCGCTTACCCGCCAAGATGGAGCCAACAGTTGTCAGCTCAAAGCTGCCTGCTTGGTTGTTAGCGGCTGGTGACCAGGTGGTGTTGTCCTCCTGGTCTGACCATGCCACTAGGCGAGGATTACCGCTGGCACCAAGAGCAAAGACAAAACGCTCAGAGGTGGTCATCACCGCCGCGCAGCTTGTGGGTGCATTAACTAATGCAACGGCCTTCGTTGGCGTTGTGAATCCTAGCTGCCACTCAAGCAATTGACCATCGCTAGTGCAGCAGCCAACCCAATACTCGCCCCAAGTGTCCATTGACCATGTTGCAGCGTTAATGATTTCGCCAGTGTCTGGCCTAGCTACACCATAGGCAAAGTTGCCATATTTGTTGTAGCCATAGCCAACTAGCAGTGACGCATCGGCATTTCCAGGTGTGAATGTGGTTGGGGTGATGTCCTTGAGCGTCCCGCCCTGGTCCATCACAAACAGCTTGGTGTTGGTGCCAGCCACAATCCATCGCTCGTTTGCATCATCTCGCCAGTTAATGATGCCCCTGCACTTGCCTGTAACCTGGCTAGATGACCTTTTGCGCCAACCCCCAACTGGTCTAAGAGTACCCTCAAACCAACGCACCAGGTTAGCGTCAAACCACCGACCCATTGATTGGTACTCGGTGCCGTTGCGGTACACGCCTGCTGGTATCTTGAGTGGCATCAGCATATTGATCTTTCAGACAAACTGTCTAGTACCTTGCTTGTCGATAATTAAAGCCTGACCCCTTGGCTTTTCAGCAATGCTGATGTGAGTCCAAGAATCATATTCACGGATGATTTGGTCAAAGGGAAGTTTAGCCGAAATCAGCGCCCTCACCACAGCGTCTGGCGTCATCCCAGGCACCCTAAAGTCACAGGCCAAGCCTTGCCTATGCTGCGAGGTGTCCTTGCTGCCTACGGCATCATTGACTGCCTTGCTGCGGAAGGCTGAGTTAATCATCACAGGCTTGCCGCCAAGTGCTGTCTTCATTGTCTCCAAGAACTCAGCCAGCTTCTTGAGGTTGAGCAACTCCTGTGCGTTAGGCGTGTTGTCCAAGCTGCGGTGGTCAGTGCAGGTCAACTCAGCAAGTGTGAAGTGAGGTGTCATTTGTTCCTCGCTGATATTTCTTTGGCCTTGGCCTTGGCGTCTGCCTTGGAGCTGGCACCCCAAGCATTGAGACTCAGCAGCAGCCGGGTGGGTTTACCGTCCTTGTACTCTGGTCCATCGTTGCCGCCCATCCGTGCGAGGAAACTGGCTCGTCTAGGATTGTCACCAGACTTGACGGGTGGCTTGATGTTTTGCCCAGCCGCCTTGAGACTCGCCCGTCCAGCAGCATTCAACCCACCCTTGGGGTTTTGTCCTTCCTTGCGCTGCCAAGCTGGAGTCTTCATTTCTTCTTGGCTGTCTTGGCGGCTTGCTTGAAGTCCTTGGCGCTAGGCGCTGCCTTGCTGCCGACCTTGTTCATCTTTTCCTTGGAGCCAGCCTTGATTCGTTCTTGCTTGGCGTTGATGTTTGCGTAGAGTCCTGGTTTCATAGTCACCTCTTTGAAAGTAAATCTGTCTTGGCTTGACTTCCAGCAGAACTGCCGAAATAGTAAGCAATGATGCCAGTCCAGGCTGTACCGAGTGACCCCAGCATCATCAGGATGGCGGGGTTGTTGGAGTCAATCTGGTTGAAGAACATCATCACCATGATGCTGAAGAATCCAAGTGTCACGGCACCAGCAAGTATTGGCGGCATCTTGGACCTAGTGGCTGACTGCATATCCCTTGCGGATTTCCTATCCTCCACCTCCAGCTTCTCAAAGTTGAGGCCAAGCTCCTGCGCTTGCTTCTGCAACTCAATCTCAGCAATCTTCACCATTGCAATCTGATCTGCCGTCAGCTTGTTGCTGCTGATCATGTCGCCAACCTTCTCGGGGTCCACGCCAATGGCCTTGGAGATGGCGCTTACCGCCATGCCTGCCAGGGGACCGCCAAGAGCAGTGGCGATAGTCGGTGCAATTTGTTTGAGCCAGTCCATTACTTCTTCTCCAGCTTGGTATTGATCACGGCAATCTCTTGTCTGTTGTGCATGATGTCATCTCGGTTCTTTTGGATTTCTTTTTCCAAGTCTTGTCTCAGCTTTTCCCTTGCCAACTCAGCGCCTGAGTTGCTGGCTTGCTTGTTGTCACTGGTTACCACCAAGCTGATCTTGCTATTGAGAATAGTCACCTCATGGCTGAGATTTGACAGAGCCGACATCAGATACACAACGCAGCTAAACAGCAGTGGCAGTATTGCAAATGTGGCCTTTTCAATCAATGCGCCTTTATCGTCCGTCATGTGTCCCCCACAAGTTGCCAGGTGAACCAGGCAGTTAAACCAATCACTACAGCCACCAATGCAGCCCACAGGCCAAAGGTCAGGATGTCGTTAATCTCTGCTGCCCTCAGTGCCTTGGCCTGAGCCTTCTCTGCTTCTGCCTTCTTGCGTTCAGCCACCATGCGGTTGCGCTCCAGCATCAGTGCGTTCCAAACATCGTCGTTGCCTGACCATATCAGCATCTGCTTCAGCTCGTTCTCTGCGTCTTGGAGCTGCTTGAGTTGCATCACCGTCTCAAACGCCACTGCCGTATCGCTCTTGCCAAAGCCCTTTGGCTTTTTCTTGACTGACTCCTTGGCGATAACGTCCTTCGCCTCGAAGAACTTCATTAAGTCGCCACTGATGCCATTGATGTCCTTACCCATCTTGATGGCAGCTTGTATCCCTTTGATGGCTCCCTGGGCTACAGCGAAGGCGGTTAGCGGATCAATCATTTGTCCCGCCTGTTCCACATCTCAAACAGCGTTTTGATCTTCTCTTCCAGAACAGCTACCCGCAAGTCGAGTTTTGCCAGCACGATGATCAGCGTGATGATCGCCAGCAGGATGGGCCATGACTTGGACAGGACTTCAAATAAGTCCACTTCATCGTCCAAAGGTCAGAGATGCGTAGACGATGGCAGACATGGAGACGATCAAGACACCCGTAGTCTTCATAATCACGCCTTCCAGCCGCTTGAGCCGCGCATTGATCTGTGCATACCTCTCAGCACAAACGGCCTCATGGCTCGTAAACCGGATGTCTAGCTCGGTCATGGTTTTTATGCGGCGGCATTACGCAAAGGCGTCAAGTCTTCAGTTGTCCAGAAGTCTTTAGCCAGCATGATGTTCAGATGCTCTTTATTACGATTTAAGCAGTCCGTCCAAGCGGTGTCGCTCATGTAAGAAGGCTTGCCGCCGTTGATGAGGTTCACGCTGTCCATAGCGGCTTTGTAGTGTTGAGCAATTTGCTCTGGGGTTTGGGTATCCATCATGGTTAAGCTCCTTTAAGTTGGTTAAGTTCCGCCTGCAAAGCATCAACCTTTGCAGACAATTCTTGGATGGCTTTGACTAAAACAGGCACAAGTGACTCTCCGTTATATCGGAGTTTCTCGCTGTTTTCTGCATCAATGATGACAGGACTACTTCCCTCTAAAGCCTGAATATCTTGGGCTTTAAATCCATATCTAACAGGGCCATGTGGCACATTAGACTCACGAGATTCTCTGAATTGATATTGAATTGGATTAAGTTGTTTAACAAAATTCAACCCATGCGGCACTGAAGCAAAATTCATCTTATCTCTTGCATCAGACACTACTGTCCAAGCAACTTGCACATACGCATTAGTGACTGCTGTGCTACCCATAGAAATTCTGTTGTCTTCAGTAGTTATAACAAAAACTGGAGACCTAGCTTCTGCGGCAGTAAGCGCACCCAATCCCAAATTTCCCGAACCAGTAGTTACACCATATAAAGAATCAGTGCCAAGCGCAGTATTACAACTTCCAGTAGTTACAAATACAAGAGCTTGCCTACCAAAACCAGAATTTAAAGTACCAGTTGTGCAGCTAAATAAAGCACTATCGCCAAATCCAGTTTGATTAATTCCAGTAGTGCTTGAAGGTAAACACTGTTTTCCAAAAGCTGAATTTCTAGGGGCATCATTATCTCTTAGTGCTTCATAACCTACCGCAGTATTGCTTGCAAATGTTGTGTTTGACTTTAAAGCACGAACCCCTATGCCTACGTTATTTGTACCTGTTGTATTTGCATTAATTGATTCAACTCCCATAGCCACATTACTACTACCAGTAGTATTTGCCGTTAATGCTTTATAACCCACTGCTGTGTTGTCTGAGGCGGTGGTGTTGGCGACCAACGCTGACCAACCAAATGCTACGTTATTAGTGCCAGTAGTATTTACGCGCAACGCTTTATACCCAGTAGCAGTATTACTTCCACCTGTAGTGTTACCATTAAGAGCGTCTTGACCAACACCAGTGTTAAAACCTCCTGTAGTGTTGGCGTTAAGAGTAAAATCGCCGATAGCTGTGTTGGACTGGCCAGTAGTGTTCGCAAATAAAGCACGATTACCAATTGCTGTGTTGCTTTCACCTGTGGTGTTTGAAGTTAATGCGATATTGCCAACAGCAGTGTTGTTTACGCCTGACGTTGTAAGCAAACCAGCCTGATAACCAATCCAAGTATTGTTTATACCCGTGGTGACGTTACCCGCTTGGTAACCCAAGGCAGTCTCAAAAGGCGAGGCTGAATCAGTGACACCAGATAATGAAGCACCACCAGCAGCAGCACTTGTCCAAGTTGTACCGTTGCTCTTCAGCACGTTGCCATTTGTTCCGGGGGCCACAAAGGTGGGTGATGATGTGCCGTTGCCCAAGATGACATTGTTGGCTGTAAGCGTGGTCAGACCAGTGCCTCCCTTGGCTACTTTGAGAACTGGGCCTGCATCGAACAGTGCATCAATCAAGTCTAAATCCGTATTGACCTTGGTGCCCCAGGTGTCGGTTGAGGCACCTACCTCTGGCTTTGTCAGCAGTAGATTTGTTGTGGTGGTATCAGCCATTTTTTTGCTCCTATCAAACAGGTGTCCAAGTTTCGGAATTATCTACGATTGCAGTCCAAGTCTCTGCGGTGTCGCTAATTGCGGTGTACGTTTCTGCCGTGTTGGGAATAGCACCCCAACCAAATCCAAAGATGATGCCAACTGACCCAGTGGCTTCATTCCCACTAATTGCAAACGCTTTGCTAGGGCCAACACTTCCAACACTGCCTGTTGCGCCGTTGCCCGTGATGGCTTGGAACACCAGAACTGAAGTTGGCATTGCCTGCACAGCACCCGTTGCCGCATTGCCTGTCACAGCACTGCTCACCCCAGCACCAGTAGAGCCAACCGCACCCGCAGCCTGGTTACCACTAATCGCAAACGTCTTGCTGTGACCAACACTGCCAACCGCCAGGGTTGCCGCATTGCCTGTCACAGCCTGGGCCGCTGATGGCGTTATTAACCCCAGCGCACCTGCAGTCGAGTTGCCCGTTATGGCAACCGGAAATGCGGGTGTTACTGTACCAACATTGCCTGTGGCAAAAGTCCCGTCCTCTTGGACAGATATGTTTGCCAGCAACGTACCAACATTACCAGTAGCCGTGTTGCCGCTGATGACAACATTGCCAATGCCATAGACGCCAAGCCCGTAGTAGCCTGTTCCATAAGCAGCCATGCTGCCCCCTGTTATGCCAGCCTGATCAGGCCAGTGCTTGCATCATTGGTGGGCATGGTCAGAGTGAACGTCCCAGCGGTTACTGTCTGACTGCCAAAGGTGTGGACGCTGACTGCCTTGTTACTCTGGGTGCTGTTGTAAATCAGGACCGCATCAAACGCTGTGGACAAGGTTACAGTCGTGTATGAAATGCTGGCGCTTGGGGTAACAAAAGCAGTTGTCCCGCTGGTGCTTGGCGCAGTGCCAAAGGTCACAGTCACACCACCTGCAGTGTAGTTAGTGCCTGACACCTCGTTGGTGGCACTGTAGGCTGTGGTGCTTGCATTGACAGTAGCAGAGGCCAGGTACAGCGCAGCCTTGAATGTGTCGGCAGCAGTCGAGCCACGGGTTACGCCAGTGCCAAAGTTGTGATGCCCGACCAGCAATTCGCCCTTAAAACTGGTAGTCATTGCTTGAGTGTTAGCCAATTGATTTCTCCTTAAATTTGTTGCGTTTCGCCTTGGGCAAAAATGCCCTGCTTCAGCACCATGTTGACAGAACGATGCACCAACTCGCCATCATGCCAATACTCAACCCAGTTGGTTGACTCATTGCTGTTGTCCAAAGACCCCTCGCGCTTGTCCAGCAAGGAGTCATCCATATCGCCCTTTGTTGTTGTCACAATCATGTTCTATCCCAAAGTTCTGGCACGGGTTAACAGTGCGCCGCCAGAGGTTGACGCGCGGTCATCAGATGCTTGTAAATCAGTCAATGCACGTTCGTATAGACCAGCCCACACAGGAATTCTGTTGTCGTCCTGCAGGTACGGTGCGGCCTGCAGCAGACTGCCGTAGAGGTAGGCGTCTGGGCTAGAGTCTAGGATAAAGTTGGTGGCAACTGAGCTAGACAACTTGCTAAGTTTTGCGTAGTAAGTCAGCTCAGTTGCGTAGTTTGTATCAGGTGTAGGAGCCAGCCTAAACTGACCACCGACCACAGTGAAGAATCTTGGCTTACCACTTGCACTGAGCCTAAAAGACTCCTGGTCCATTGCGTCAATGGTCAAGAATGTCAATGGAGTGGGTGGGTTGGTGCCTGAGAGTTTGAATGTCCTGACTTCAAGAAAGTCGTTTGGCGTTGCCCCAAACTCTACATTGAAGGATGCATTGGAGCGAACAATCATCTGCCGGGTGCGTAGGACACGCTCCATCTGAGCCTCGGCGAGGCTGATGAAGTCGGCAATTGCCGCTGTCAGGTCTGATCTATTGAGCCAATCCGCAACTGATGCTTTTAGCTCGGTGTAGGTCGTGAGAGCCATTTACGCCTCCTTGTCCTGCAAATCCTTGACCACCCATGTGTGCTCATGCCGAAATTCAAAGGTGCCAATGTGGCCTATTTCGCGGGAGACATCGTGATCAATGTAGATTTTATACCCAATCTCTTTAGCCTTCAGGCAGAAGAAGACATCCTCACCAACGTAGCCACGCTTGTCATTGCGCCAGGGAGTCTCAAACCAAGGCTCGGACATCTTCTTGAAGACGTCTGCCTTGATCAGCATAACGCCCATGCCAATGGTGTCCACCTCCTGCAGACCGTGGTCATCCAAGGTGCTGTAGATTAGCTTGTTGCCAACCTTGGCAGTTGGGCCTGTCGGCATCCTGCGTCTGGCGCAGTTGGTTGCCACGATGTCAAGGTCATGCGCCATCAGCCGCTGAATCATGTCCTGCGGGAAGGTCATGTCAGAGTCAATAAACAGGATGTGGCTGCAACCCTCGCGCATCGCGTCCAGCGCCAGCTCTGCGCGTTGATTCTGAATCAGCGTACCTTGCATGATTTTCAGGTCAATGCGGTCATCGGTGTTGCAGGCGTGATAGGCCACCATATTGACCAAGCAATAGGCGTACTGGGTGTGAACCATGTCACGCGCTGGAGTGCAAACCGCAATAATTGTCATACTTGTCCTGGTCGTGTTCTGAAGAATCTGTTGTCGGGGTCATTGAGCCAGCGTTTCATGTAGGCTTGATCTGTAATCTTGCCGCTGGCCTGCAGCTCGTAGTAAATGTTTAGTGGAATGCTTGCCACCTTGTGCCACTCGCCTGTCCAGTTGGCCTTGTTGTCTGTGGCGTTGAACTGGTCCTTGTTCTCTTCCACCACATTGGAGACATCCTGCTGAGTCTCAATGGTTGCCTCATCAGTCAATGGGTTGTAGTGCCAGAGCCTGGTGATGCCTGTTGTCTCGTCTTTATCAAAGATTCGTGTTTCCATATTTTGAAGGTGGACCAAGTTTCCCTGGCCCACCCCTCCGTTTAGGACGTTACCAAGTCGGCAGCAAGACCGTGAGCATTCTCACTGGTGATCTTCAGGCCGTACTCAACAATCAGCAGCCGCTTCTCAGCGTCACCCGTCTTTGCCAGTTCCATCTGCTGGAAAGGACGCAGGTAGGCAACAGAGGCGTACTCAGGGTCCAGCACCAGCGCATCACGCTCGCGTTGGAACCGATTCGCCACCAC